ACAGAACTATAGGAGCAATCCTTTAGATATGCGGTAGGGAAATCGCAATATAAAATTCGCAAACAAGAGAAAACTTGAATAAAACAGAACAAAGAAAGGGAAAAACAGATGGAAGAAAACAAGAATGAAGTAGTAGAGACTACCAAGGAAACAAAGGTTGAGGAAACCAAAACAGAGGAAGTAAAGAAAGAAGATTCTGAGAGTGCAAAAGAGATTGAGCATTTAAAGAAGTTGCTTTCTAAGGCAAATTCAGAAGCCGCTGACTACAAGAAACAGCTTCGCTCAAAAATGAGTGAGGACGAGGTTAAGGCAGCAGAGAATGAAGCCTTACTCAAAGAGTTAGAGGAATACAAGACCGAAAAGAAAGTTGCAGAGGCTTCTAAAGGTCTTATGACTTGGGGCTTAGATTCAGCAAAGGCTGACGAAATGGCTAGGTCGCTTGTAGATGGTGATATTACTTCATTCCTAGCAGGTGGCAAGGAGTATTTTGAGACAGTTTCTCAGAAAGCTATTGCAGACGCTATGGATAAGCAGAAGTTATCCATAGGAAAGACACCTGAAAAAGCAGACGTAGATAAAGCAAAAGATATTGAAATGAGAAAAATTATGGGATTACCCATAGAAACAAAGTAAAGGAGATTAAAAAATTATGGGAAACACAATCGCATTAGCAAAAAGCTATGTACCAAACCTTGATGAAATTTACAAACTTTCATCACTTTCAGCAATTTTAACATCAGATCAGGGCCTTGCAAGAGCAGGTGCAAAGGCAAACGAGATTGTTATTCCAAAGATTTCAATGGACGGTCTTGGTGATTACTCACGTTCAAATGGTTACGCTCAGGGTGACGTAACACTTGATTGGGAGACAGTACAGTTTAACTATGACAGAGGTCGTAGATTTAACGTAGACGTTGAGGATGATGAGGAAACAATCAACACAGCTTTCGGTAGACTTGGTGCTGAGTTCATGCGTACAAAGGTTGTTCCTGAGGTTGACGCTTTCACATTCGCTCAGTTATCTGCAAAGGCTGGCACAACTGTTTCAGCTACACTTTCAAGCGGTACTGATGTAACAGCAGCTATCACAGCAGCTAATTCAGCTATGGATGATGCAGAAGTTCCAACAGACGGACGTATCTTATTCATCACAGCTACACACAGAAACGCAATCGAAGCACTTGACACAATCAAGTCTCGTGAAATGCTTGCTAGATTCAGCCAGATCATCACAGTTCCACAGGGCAGATTCTACACAGCTATTGATATGCTTGACGGAACAACATCAGGTGAGGAAATTGGTGGATATGTAAAGCACGTATCTACTGGTGCTTCAGACGCAGCAGGTGCTGACATCAACTTTATGATTGTACATCCTAGTGCAGTTATTAAGTTTTCTAAGAGAGTTGTAGGAAATGTTATTCCACCTGAACTTAACCCAGACGCAGACGGATATATCATGAAGTTCCGTGAGTATGACCTTGTAGACGTATTTGATAACAAGGTTAAGGGTGTTTACGTTCACTCTAAGTAATAGGAGATTAGCATGAGAACAGTAGGATATAGAGGGGTTGAGAAATCAGCCCCTACCCCTACTAAGGTTGAAGAACCAAAGGTAGAGGTAGCAGAGGAAAAGAAAGAATCTAAGAAGTCTACAAAGAAGTAAGAGAGGTAAAAGGCATGACAGATAACGAGAAAATTGCAGAAACAAAAGTCCTTGTGAGTGATTCACGCATTACGGATGAAGTGATTACAACTTATCTGAATATTGCTACTCAGAGACTTCTTGAAAGAATGTACCCTTGTAAGTCCGATATTAGCGGTTTAACGCTTCCTAGCAAGCACGACCATGATGTGTGCGAGTTAGCTAGTAGAATGATTGCTAGACGAGGAATTGAGGGGCAGAAAGAGTCCACTGAAAATGGTGTCCGCAGAGGTTTTGCAACAGTGGATGATGAAGATATTCTCACAAGAGTTACACAAGTGGTAGGGGTGATTCTATGAAGCTATGTTTTAGGAATACAAAGCCTATATTTTATGCGTTATATCAGAATGAAGTTCCAGTTCTTGACGAGGACGGATATGAAACTGGTGATTACACAGTTGGGTATGCTACACCAGTTAGTATTAACGCAAATGTAGTATCAAAGCACTCTACTGTAGCTAGAGAGTATTTCGGTGAACAGTTTGAGTACCACAAGGTTATCCTGGTGGAAAAAGACGTTCCGATTAAAGAGGACACGGCAATATGGATTGATACAGACAATCCTATTGAAGATTCATCAATTAAGCATAATTACCAGGTAGCAGGTATTGCAGATTCTTTGCATTACAATGCTATAGCGGTAAAAAAGGTAACTAACAATGAAGTTTAGCGGTAGTCCAACAGCAGATTTCCTTAACGGAAAGCCTAAAAAAGTCACTATAAAGCTAGGAGATTCTACTTCTATTGCTAAGTCAATGGACTTGTTAAACAAGACAGTTGACGATATTAAGCAAGCTATGTATGACGAGGTAGAGCGTATCTGTCAAGTAGGCGAGGATGAAGCTAAAGCAAAGGTTCACGTTGACAGTGGGGAATTGCGAGACAGCATTACTCACAAAGTCAAAAAGACTAAGAAGAAAATCAAAGGAACTGTGTCAGCAGGTACAGACCATGCTATGTTTCAAGAGTTTGGTACTGGCCTAGTGGGTGAGGGTACTTATCCTGGTGATACAAGCGGTTGGGTATATGACTATAAAGGCCAAAACTGGCAAGGACATAAATCTAACCACTTCATGTATGACGCAGCAAAGAAAATGGAAGAAGAAATGAGGAAGTAGGCATGATTACAGACAATCAAGTTTATACATTCGTTAAAAACAAGGTTGTAGCTAAGTATAGCGGTGCTTTTGTAACTGGTTCACGTATTTATACCACTGAACAGTGGCCTACAGTATCAATCGTATGTATTGATAGTACACCGATTTCAGAAACCATTGATTTCTCTGAGACTAACAGACGTTCAACCTTTGATGTAAATGTGTATTCAAACAATAGCTTAACAGAAGCTAAGAATATCGCTACAGTTGTTAGAAATGCTTTTAAAGAGTGCGGTTATCGGTGCAAGGTATTTGAGCCACTTGATAACGCACTTGACCCAAATATAAAGAGGTATGTGGGTAGATTCACACGAGCAATCGGTGATGGAGATACCCTAAATAATCAATAAAGTAAAGGAGAAAAAGAATTATGGCAGATTTATCTACAGCAGGTATTCAGTTCGCTTATGCGGTTGAAACAACAGCAGGCACTAAGCCATCAGCTTTCACAGACATTCCAGGTGTTAAGTCTATCCCTGAAATGAACCCTGAGCCATCTACATTAGAGACAACTTCTCTTAATGCAAAGGTATGGAAAACTTATATTGCAGGTCTTAAAGATACTGGTGGTGCTTTAGGTCTTACATTCAATGACAATGATGAATTTCAGGCTGCTTGGGAAGCATTTAAGGCAGCTTTTGACACTGGAAAGGCTTCTAACCTTGCAACATGGGTAGAGTTCTACATTCCAGGTAAGACAAAGGCTTTCTACATGACAGTAGACGTATCAGATATTGGTTTCGGTGGAGCAGAGGTTGATTCAGTGCTTGAGAACACTGGTTACATTGTTCCAAACGGAAATATCGGTTGGGAAACAGCTATTGTACCTTCTTAATTGAGGGTACATAGCTTTAAAAGTGAAAATAATCATTAGGGAAAGGGAAAAATTACATGAAAACAGTACATATCAATGGGAAATCATATCAGGGTGCAGAAATGACATTCAACAATGTTTGTAGAATGGAAGAAATGGACGCACCTATTACATACGGAGCAAAGGTTTCATTCTCAATGTTACGTGCTTATCTTGCTCTTTGCATGAATACTTCTAAGGAAAATGCAGGTGAGGAACTTGAAAAGCACATTGTCAATGGCGGAACAATGGATGATTTGTCAGAAGCTATGGCAGAAGCCATTGAGAACTCAGATTTTTTTCGCAAACTCCAGGAGACAGCAGACGAGGAAACTCAACAGATGGAGACAGAAGCATAGCAGAGGAAACCGAGATAGCTTTACAGTGTGCTAAGAAGCCTAGTGATTATTCGTCACTAAGAGAGTATTTCAGTTTTGAATTTCTGCCCCATTGTTTAGCTATGGGGATTGGGGCGAGTGAGTTTTGGCAATTAAACGTCAGAACTCTCCGCCCTTATTTATTAGCTGAAAACATTAGGCGAGAAGAAAGAAACTACTTTGCATGGTTGCAAGGTGCTTATATCTATGACGCTGTGGGTGTGGTTATGGCAAATGCTTTCTCAAAGAAAGGTACAAAGAAGAAAGAGTATTGCAAAGAACCTATTAGGATTACCCCACTTACAGAGGAAGAAAAGGCAATCAAGGCAGAGAAAGAACGTAGAAAGATTTTCGCTATGTTTGACGCTATGGAACGAGATTTTAAAGCCAAAGAAAAGGAAAAATAGTTATGGCGGTAGATAAGTTAAGCATTGAAGTTGAAGCTAATACCAGTGGTGTTGACAAACTCAATGCGTCATTACAGAAACTGAATAGAAACCTCAACAAGACTAATGAAAGCGGTGACAATGCAGAAGTAGGATTCAGAAAGATTACAAGGGCTGTTAATGGCTTTTCTAGGGCTATTGAGCGTATTGATATTACACCTATTGAAAGACTTGCTAATGCTTTAGAAAAGATTTCAGCGGTTAAATTCACTGGAACTGGCAAGCAGATTGAAAAGGTGGCAAAGGCA